ATGAAATGGCTTTTGAATATGCTGAACAAGAATACAATAATGGAAATAGCATTATTGAGTGGCAAGGAGTAAATTATCGTTATCCTTGTAAGATTACTGACTTAATGGATAATGGTTTTAAAGATGTATCATATGAAAATGATACTTGCCCAAGTTATGAAAACAGTAAATCTAATATTGTTGTTTATCTTGTGGATTTAAAAAACCAAGAATGCCAACGGTACTTTCAACATAACTATTATATTTATCGATATGATGAAAAAAAAGGTGTTCATGCTGAACCAAGTGCGAGTACCGATAGTTTTGAGGATATGTTGAAAATAGTAAAAGCATTGGAGGAAAAAATGAAATCAATATTAATTATTACAGTTGTAAGTTTACCAATTATAATTTTACTTTGGATTGTCAAAAAATTAGACAACATTGAAAAATATAATTTTAAACAAGAACAATTAAATAAGTCTTTTGAAAAAGCTAGGAGGGAGAATGAAAGTTAAAGAGTTAATAAAAAAATTAAAATCTTGTGATCAAAATAAAGATTTAAGATTTTATTATTTAAAAGATAATAATTTAAATGGTTGTCAATATGAAACAATAATTGAAGTTGATGAACAAGTAGAATTAACAATTCAGGATGAAACAGAAAGAGAGGAATAAATGAAATGTTTAGATTGTAATTTTGACGAGGGTACATTGTTAAAAGAGTTTGACAATGAAAAAAACTATAGTTGGTATGAGCTATTTCAAATGACAGAAGTTTGTGCAAGTTGTGGAAGTGAAAATATAAAAACAGAAAGCGAGGAGGGAAAATAATGGCAATACTAATACTAAAAGATGATAACGGAAAAACATTTAAAACTTTTAATACAGATGAGGTCTTGTGGCAAATTTTAGAAAAAAAACATATTGCTGAAGACATGGAGGAGGAAGATTGGTTAAATTTTGTTGATAAGAATTCTTCGGATTTTGCTGAAGAAGTTTCAAGATTAGGAAAGGAGTTTGTAGAAAATGAGTAAAAAGAAAATGTTTAGAGTGACCGCATGGGAAGAATGTACATGGGAAACTGATATTGAGGCAAAAAATCAAAAAGAGGCGGAGGATAAAGCTAATAAAATAATATCAGAAATTGGTTTTACTGATTGGGACGTAGGTAATCACGGGAGTACAGAAATAATGGAGGTGGAGGAAATTTAATGTTTGTAATTAAATGGTCTTATGATATCTTATGGGAGGAGGAAAAGAAATGTTAGAGGATAAACATTGTCAGATTATATTAAAAAATGAGGATGAAGATACAAACAAAATCCTCATGGACTTTGATTTAATATTAAGGACTAACGATAATCGAACGCAATACGAATACTTTGATATTTATAATTATAAAAGCAAAGAAATGGTTGCAACGGGAATAGAAATAAAGGGGCAAAAATGAAAATAGAAATAACACAAAATGATATTGATAAGGGAATTGGGGGAAGTTGCTCACATTGTGCAATTGCAATTGCTTTAAAAAGACATTTTAAAACTGAAAATGTTTCAGTTGCTATGCCGGAGGGGGAGGCAACAGAAATAAAAATTAATAAAAAAGTTGTTAAAATAAATAAAGAAGATCAAGAAAATGTTAATGAGTTCATAATAGATTTTGATAATTTTAGGGATTACAAAAATTTAGGTCTGGATATGCTTAAACCAGAACCATTTTCATTTAAATTAGAGGAGGTAATATAATGGCCGAACTAAAAGATGAGCATTTTTATATACATACTAAAAATCGAGCAAAATTATATTTAGATGATTTACATAAAAGTTATGAAAAATGGCTAGAGAGTTGCCCGGTGCAGTATGAAAAAGTGGGAATGATTGATGCCCCAGAAGTTCGGGCAGTTCATTTTTATATTACAAAAAAAGGAGGTAAAAAATAATGTACTTAATCATAAGTGAAAAAAAATATCATGATGGAGATAGTCATTTTGTTGTTGAGGCAAAGACTAAATATTATGATATCGCAAAAGATAAATTAAATGCATACAAGATTATTGATGATAAAAAAATTTATCATCTAATCGAGTTGCCTTTAGTATTAAATAAACAAGTAGCATAATTAATAGGAGGGAAAAGATATGTCTACAAGAAGTAATGTTGCAGTAGTTGATCCAATAACAAATAAAATAAAAGTGATTTATGTTCATAGTGATGGATACCCAGACGGAGTGGGCCATTGTTTATTAAATCATTATTACAGTTATGATAAGGCCCAAGAGTTAGTTAATCACGGGAGCGCCTCATATTTAGAAAGTACCATTAAAGAATGTAGTTTTTATGAGGGCCAGGAGGACAAAGCTCTAAATTATGATAGTGAATATTGGTATATGAATTCTATGCGTGGAGATTTCATGATTGAATTTATCTATATGTTTAGAGATGGTAAGTGGTTAGTATCAGAATGTAAAGCAATTAAAAAACCAAAAGATGCTTATGAAGGTTATGTTGCCTATTGGACTAAGTTTATACCAATTGAACAACATAAAGAATATTCAAAACCAAAAAAATTAAAACATGTAGAAGTTGAAATGGTTGAGCATATGAAACAAATGTTATCAAAATCATTTACTAGCGATAAGGTTGTTTCAATGGTTGGAAAAAAACTTAATAAGCTGAATTAAAAAGAATTGGTCTAGTGGTGGGGGCCCGTTATCTTCTCCGATAACTATGAAAGTTCAGTCGCTTACTTTTTTCGTCAGTCATGTTGGAGTAGCAATAAACTGTAAACAAACTTTCAACCACCACTAAATTTTTTCAATTGAAAAAATTACACTATTTGGAATAATTGTTGTATTGCCAATTTCTTCAATCTCTCCTTTTTCATTAGAAGAATAATCGCCAAAAATTCTTGTTATACCTTTTGATTGCGAAAGTAAATGCCCTTTAGTTACACAAGTAGCTAGGGAGGATTTTTTTAAATTATCAATAGATTGCCATCCACTATCAGAAACAATGTCAAACCAAGTTACAGAAACCATTGGAAACCTGTCTTCCCATTTTTTTGCTTTTTTATTTATCGTAATTTTTCGTTTTAACATTTACAACACCTATACTTGTATTCAAATGTGAATTATGTTTTTTATTAAAAACTTTAATCCACTCACTAAAACTAGTTGTTTTCAATTTCCTTGACTTCTTCCGTCTCGGCCTCAATTGTTTTTGCATTATATCCATCGATTTTATTTGAAAGTTCTTTTAATTTATTTTCAAGTTCATCTCTAGACATACCTTCAAGCCCAGATACCTTAACTTCTCTTTTATCAACATACAATCCCGCTAGTTGCCCGGAACGGTATTCGGCCTGGACAGATACATTAAACTGTTTATTTTCTTCCGCCTTTTTAGACAATTGATCAAGTCTTCGAAATCTTTTTAATTTATCTTTAGAAAATTTATTAACTTCTTCTTCATACTTACGATCTAAATATTTTGCTATGTGTGGATTTAATCTTCTATTTAATAATCTTGATGCAATTGCAGAATAATCAGTTTCATTTTTGCAATCGTATTTGGCCCTTTTACAAGCCTCGGCATAACTGATTTCTCCCCAATTAGCCACAAGGATATCAACAAACATCCGTTGTTTCGGAGTAAGGTCTTTATCCGATCGATCAATCTTTTTAACTTGAGCCATATTTTCTACTATATAGATTATTTTAACACATTGTAATACCTTAAAAAAGTTGCGAAGGGTATCTATATTAGCAATATTACTGATTAGGTGTCCCTAAGGGACACCATAGGGACACCATAGGGACACCATAAAAACATATCTAAGTCATTGATATATAATAATAATTCTTCTTTAGGGACACCAGGGACACCTCTTTTACCCCCTGGGGTACTTTTTTGTTGTAAGGGGTCTGTATAATCTATATAGAGGAAATTGTTTTATAAACATTAACGGCTACCTGGCATTTTCACTGGTTCATTGTCCGGTGGCCGTTGTTCCTTAAAAATTTTCA